CGTCACAGCCGTCTAGGAAGCCCTCACCGGACGTTTCAAGGGTGAACCCTGCCGGGTCCACCGTCACCCCGTCCAACGTCGCAGACACCACCCGGTAAGGGTCAATCTGCTCTAGGTAAAACCGGCCTGACGTGACCGGCACAGTCTCCCGCGCGGCGCGCGGTGTAAACGCCCTGCCGGTAATCATTCGGAACTCGTCGTCAACGTAGCCCCGGACCCGCTTAACGTCCTCATCGCTGTAACGGTCAACGCCAAGCGCGGCGTCGAACCCGCGAAGGTCAGGGATGGAATACAGGTACCCGCCGACAACCTCCACCGGAAGCGACGCGGTAAGAGCCGTGCCACCGACCGCACCGGCAACCGTGGCCGTGTACGTCCCTAGCGCGGCCACAGGCGGCACAGCAAACGTGTAGGCACCGGCAGTGCCCGTAGCCGCCCCCGTGGCCGTTACAGAGCCGTCTAGCGCCGTCAGCGTCACAGTCGGGGGAGCGTCAAGCGTCAACGGCCCGTCCTCGCCCTCAATGGCGACAGGGAGCGTAGCCGGGACACCCCGCAAAATGCGCAGCATCTTAACCCCTCTCAAAAAGTCTGGATACCCCAAAAGCGCCCCCCGCCCAATAAAGGGCGAGGGGCAACAATCGGGTTAGGCTCACGCCTGCTTGTAAGACTTCACGCCAGCACCGTCGGTGATGAGGAAGCCACCACGCCAAGAAACCTTGAACGCGACCACGTCACGGTCAAAGCCGTACTCGTCCGAGCGGGTAACCCGAAGGTCACCAACCTGACGAATAAGGAACTTCGACAGGTCACCCCAAACGATGGTCTTGTTGCCGGTGGCAATGGTCGGCATGTTGTAATCCGTCTCGACCGGACGCCCAAGGATGGTGTCGGGGTCACCAGCGGCAAGGCTCGCCTGCCACATGTACTGACCCGTGGTGTCCTTAAGGTTCTTCCGGAGGTACAACGCGGTAGCGTCGTTCATGAGCCACGTACCGTTACGGCGGTAGCCGCTAACTAGCGAGTGGTACGTGTTGAACAGGTCGTCAGCCGCGATAGCAGCAGCCGCAGCGAACGTGCCACCCGAAACGGCGTTAGCCAACAGGTAGGTCATGGCCTGAGTGGAAGCCAAACGGCCCAACTCGGTACCCGCGTCCTGCGCGACAATCGACGCAATGTCAAGCGCGGAGTCGTCAACCAACTCCTTGCTAACCTCGACAATGACACCGTACTTGCTCACGGTGGACGAGATAACCGACGTGGACAGGTCAGACTTGCTGTAAGCCGTGTTCTCATTCACCGCAGCCGGGGTGACGTGCGAGTTCTTCACCGGCCAATCCATAGGCTCACCGCTAGCCGTGGTAATAACCTTGGCCTTGGTGAAAATGGGCGACTGCTCACGCATGCTCTCAATCAACTGAGGCACGAACGTACGCGGCACCGTGTTACCGGCATTCGTCGCAGTGCCAACGGTGGCGGTACGCATCTCAGCGTCCGTAACCTTGATCGAAACCTCACGCTTCTCACCCAACGCGAGCGCGCGCAACTCGTCACCGACAACGTCAGCGTCCGACTTGCGGGACTCGCCCTTAGGGGCAATGAACGTCAGGGACGCGGCCTTAGCGCGCAACTCCCGAACCTCATCGGCCTTCTCGGCAGCGGCGACGTGCCCGCGAGCCTCAGCCTCGAAACCCTCAACCTCGGCCTTCTCAGCGTCAGTCAGCGACCGACCCTCAGCCTCGGCGGCATCCTCAATCGCGGAAGCCTTGTCAAGCGCAGCAAGCGCCAATGCACGGTAATCCATGCTTGTTACCTCATTCATGTTCGGCCCCACATTGGGGCATGAAAAAAGGGCCAACCCCGGACGGGGTGACCCTTAACTAAGTGGCGCTATACCGGCTTAGTTTGAAACCTTTAGGATCGCGCGGTTACGGATCGCACGCGCAGCCGCATACTTACGGACATGGACCGGGGCTGCCTTGGGCAACAGGGCGTCCACCGTCGCAACGTCAAGGCCGCGACGCTCAGCAGCCGCCTCAAGCGCCCGCAAGCCGCTAGTAGCGTCCGGATACGCCGGATAAGTCACCGGAGACACGTCGAACAACTTGACTTCCAGCAACGTCCGCAGGGCGCGACTCTCGTCCTCCGGATCGGCAGCCCAATCGTCCTGCACCATGCGGAAACCGAACGAACTCTGCGTGATATCGCCACGCTCAAGAGAAATCGCCAAATCCCGCGCGTAAGACTGCCCACCTAGGTCAACCTCATAGTGCAAACCCGTGGTGTCCGTAGACATTCGCAGGGTTCCCGACGTGGACCGGCCCAACACAAAGTTAGCGTCATGGTTCAACAGTGCCCGAACGTCAGCGCCGTCCTTAAGCGTCTTAGTGAACGCCGAAGGGGCAATCTGCTCCACAAAGCCGCCCAAATCCTCAGAGCGCGCCCCGAACACAGCCGCGTAACCCTCAAGGACAGGCGTACCGTCCGCGTTCTTACGCAACTCCAACTGCGACGCCACTAGGCGACGCTCATTCACACTCTTACTCATTTCACGTTTCCTTCATCCGGTGCCGCGTTAGGGTCCGGTGCAGCGGGTGGCGGGGGAGCAGGTTCCGGCTTAGGCGGTTCCTTCCCAACCTCAACAAGATTCGCAGGAACAAAAAACTTCTGCCCCAAACCGTCAGGCAGCGGGTCCAAATCCTCAAGGGCGCGCACATCGTCAAGGCAATACACGCCATGCTCAATGCCCTTGGCGTACGCGTCCATGCGCTCAAGCGTCTTAGCCCGCAACCGGGCATTAAGGTTGAACCGCATTTGCTGATTGCCGTACAAAAGGAACAGGCTGATAGCCTGCTCAATCCGCGTAATCCACGGCTGCAAAGTGTTCTGAATAAACGCCCAATTCTGTTCCTCAATGCCGGTGCCCCACGTCGAAGTAATCGACGGGTCCACCATGTACGGAGGCACCTTGAAAAACAGCGCAATATCGGTCTTGGTGTACGCCCTCGTCGCAAGGAACTGCGCCTGCTCAGGGGTAACCGTGATGGACTGCCACGTAGCGCCACCCGTCAGCACGCCGATAGCGTGCGAGTTGCGGGTACCACTGTTGTTCTTCGCAAAATCGGCCTTAAGGCGCTTCGCCTCAGTCGGCTCCAACTTCCCCGGAACCTCAATGACACCAGCCATAGTGGTTCCCTGACCGAAGAAACGCGCCCCGAATTCCTCAGTAGTCAGGCCCATTCCCACAGCCTGACGCGCAGCCTCTAGGACCGACAGCCCCTTAGGCTCACCCGCAAGGGTGAACGCCGGAATATGGATCAACTCATCGTCACCAACCGGCACACCGTTAAGCGTGTAAACAGGGACACCGTCAATCAAGTTCACGTCCACAATGGATGGGTGGACCGGCCACAGAGAATCAATGACGCCGTTAAGCCGCGCGACATAGATGTAACCGTTGCCCTCAAGCACCATTGACGTAATGACCCGGTGCCAGAAATCCTGAGGCGTCATGCGCGGGTTAGGTCGCGCCAGCCACGACGGAACCGCCGCAGGCTTACTCTTGCCCTTCACCGTGCGGTAACAGTCAACCGGCAGCGATGAAATCGCGTCAGCGATGAGCGACGTACAGAAATACACGGCGCTAGTCTGCAAAGCGGTGCGCGCGTTTACACGCTTCCCGGTGAACGTCGTTCCGACACCCGGTTCAATGTCGCGCGCCCACGCGCCCGGATCGGTCAAACCCACCGCCCGCGACTCAATCCGCTTAAAGAGGCTCACTAGTCAACCGCCCACCCGATAAGGCCCAACGCCAACCCGAGAGCCATAAGGCCCACGGGTAGCGAGAGCAACCAAAAACCAGCCACGACACACGCGAGCGCGGCAACCTGCAAGACGTTAGGGGCAGAGCGGCGAACACCGTTACCAATCGTCGTCGTCATCAAAGAAATGCGACTGCCTAGACGCCTCATACTCACCCCAACTCTCTACATTCGTTCCCTCAGTGGGGATATCGTCAAACGACACGAAACCAACCGGGCCGGATTCCTCCACCGGCACCTGTTCCACAAACAACGCGTTCACAAGCGCCGCGATACCGTCGATCTTGTCCGCGCTATTCTTCTTAGACGGCTTCATGTAACCCTCAGGAGTGAACTCCGCTTCGACGTTGTCCGCGTGCCAACGCAAAATCGGGTTGCCGCCGTGCGCCAACTGCCGACGCGCCAACGCCACATCGAGCGCCTTACAGGACTCATTGAGCCGTGCCGCAGACTGCGGAATCTTCACCGCCGTGATGCCCTCACCCTCAAGGCGCTGAATCAACGGGGGAGCGTTCCACGGGTCAAACCCAATGGACTGCACCCGGAACCGCTCAAGGTCCGCCCTAATGGCGTCCTCGACCACCTGATAGTCCGTCGTGTTGCCCTCAGTGACCGTCAGGAACCCGTCCGCTTCCCACTGCTCAAACTTCTCCCGCATGTCCTTACGGCGCTCCACAGAGCGCCTAGGGACAAAGAAACGGGGGACCACGGTGAAACCCGGTGCAGTGTCGTCCTCAGGCGTCCCACGGAACAGCAGCACCCAAGCCGTAAAGTCAGACACCGACGCAAGGTCAAGCCCGCCCCAGCACGTCCGGCCCTCTAGATGTTCCTCTAGGACCGGGCCACCCTTGAGGCCGTTCTCATCCCACAACGACATGTCGAGCCACCGGCTAGCCTGCGAAACCCACTGATTTAGACGGAACACCCGGAACGCGTTCTGCGCAGCCGGATTCTCCATCGCCTCACGCGCCTCATTGCGTAGCGACTCAATGTTCAGGAACGAACCAAGCGCCGGGTTAGCGTGGAACCAATTCGCCTCATCCGTCCAGTCAGCGTCCTTAGGCGTGTTCCGCAGGAACACGAACCGCGCAGGGTCCAAATCGTCCAACGGCAACCCGCGAGCAATATCGGCCCGCCGCTCAGCGACACGAACCGAATAATTGTGTTCCTCAAGGCAGAACGCCGCAGACGTGTAAGACGCCGTGGTGGCCGCAAGCATGAACGGCTGCGCACGCGCACCGAACCCCTGCCGCATCGCGTCCCACAAGTGCCGGTCACGCTGCGTCAAAACCTCATCGAACAGGACCGCAGACGGGTTCGTACCGAGCGCGCCAGCCGCGTCACCCGGAAGCACCGTGTAAACACTGTTAGTCGGTCGGTGAAGGATGCGCTTACGGGAAGCGACAATCTCCAATTCGGCCGACAGCGCGGGGGACAACTCCACCATTCGCTTAGCAGTGTCAAACACTAGCGACGCCTGATCGCGGTCAACCGCGACAGAGTAAACCTCAGCCGATTCCTCACCGTCCGCGCACAAGAAATACAGCGCGAACCCCGACAGCAACTCAGACTTGCCATTCTTACGCGCTAGTTCAATCCACCCAAGGGAGAACCGCCGCACATAACGCCGCTGGAACCCGTCCCACCGCAACGTCCCAAGGATCGGTCGCACAATGTCGTCACGCTGCCACGGGTCCAAAATGAACGGCTTACCGGCAGAACGGCCCTTAGTGTGAACAAGAATCTTCTCAAAAAACTTCTGCCCACGGTCCGCGCGCTTAACGCAAAAGTGGTCGCCCATATGCCCGCAATCGCAGACCGGGAACACATCACCCACAGGGCACCACCTTTCACATTCGGTTAACGCCACCCTTCCGCGTGTTGCAAGTCAAATGCGACAACTGGCAGTTAGAGAAAACGTGCCCCGGCGAACCGGGCACGCTAAGCGGGATAACGTGGTCAAGAGACTTAGACAACGGGTGCGGCCAACGCAGCCGGGAATC